ATGAAGTGGGTCCAATGTTCGGGGGTAGAGTGGACGATTAAGAGGTTAAAATCTCTTAAGGTTGATCTCTACCGGCGTCGTGCTGGGTTACCTTTGCTTACTTGGGTTCGTAAGAACCGCAAAGGTGACATTGCTGGCTGCCTTGGCGGATTATTCCGCTGGGCAGACAAATCAGAGAGGAACTTCCAGAAGGTTGTTCAAACTCTGATGTGTTATACTGTATTTGTATACAGTAAACCAACAAAGAACCAACTGGAGAAATTCAGTATGGCTCTCAGTGCTCCGCCTCCTGCCTTAAATAAGCAGGACCTTAATACGATCTCGAATCGTATTAAGCGAACATTTGGAGGCCAGACGGTGAGACGGAGTGGCGAAGTTTCCATCGCCCTCTATCGGGGTTCCCCATCCAAACGTAAACCTTCAAGGGGTTTGCGCTCGGTACCTCAAGATAGTGATATCTTAGGCGATGTCGATGTCTTTATGACATCTGACTGGGGGATTTCTCTCATCAATAAGTATAGGACCTTGTTCGATCCTGTACTTAAAGGTGTAGATGTACATCCGATTAATAATCCCTTCAGGGATAATTACTTGGATGTATCCCAGTGTCTCGGAGGAAAGATTGCTTTCATACAGGAGCCAGGTGGTAAGCTACGGAGCGTAGCCTCACCCTTTGTCCTGTACCAACTTGCTTTACAGCACTTTGGGAAAGCAACTTATGACTTTGTTTGTCATAAGCTCCCATGGGATTGTACCCATGACCAGTCTAAACCTATACCAGTTCTCAAGGCCAATCTGGAACGAGGCTTACAGATCCACTCTGTGGACCTGTCATCTGCAACTGACTACTTTCCTTTGGAATTTCAGTCAATGTGCATGCGTGCCTTGTTCGGCAACATCCCTGATATCGATCTTTTTGAGACGATATCAAGGTCCAATTGGATATCACCTATTGGTGCTGTCCGTTGGAACCGTGGCCAACCGCTAGGATTGTATCCTAGCTTTGCTGTTTTTACAGCTAGTCACGGTTTGTTGCTCTGGTACCTAAATGGTTGTCATTGGAACGAAGATTTCTTCGTTCTTGGTGACGATGTCGTCATCCTTAGGGATGACTTACATCAACACTATTTACGTACCTTAGCAGATTGGGGTTGTCCTCACTCACCTGATAAGAGCATTAGCTCGAATCAGATTTGTGAATTTGCAGGTAAAGTTATTACCCGCAAATCAGTCACGTCACAATTCAAGTGGCGTGAGATCAGCAATAACAACTTCGTTGATATTGCTCGTCAACTGGGACAACGATCTAGAATCTTACTTTCCCGAAAACAGAAGGCAGTGTTTGATTTAATCAAACATTGTTCTTCTCCCTTAGGACTTGGTTACTCTTACAAGGGTAGTACCCTTGCAGAGCTCGAGTTTAACACTCAACAAGTCTTTGGGGTCAGGAACGAAAAGATCCTGGATTCCTTGGTGGACCAAGCGGGTGTTATTCATAAGAATCTTTACGGTTCTATGAATGACACCACAGGACGACTACTCCAACAGACTCAGGGTAACTACCAGAGTCTTGTCGGTATGGTCGCAACCTTCGACAAGAAGGTTCGTACGGTCCTCTCAGAGTTATTACCCTGGTTCAATATCACTATTGACCCTCGGATTTACTCTGGGGTACCCGGTGGTCTCGGTAATACCGATTTGCCACCTGCTAGTCTACAACCTAGTAGACTAACAACACTGGATAGGTATTGGCAGGTATTGAATTTACCTAACCGATAACCC